AGTCCTATATTTTTGAAAGATGATAAATCTCCAGCCAATCCTACCAAACTTGTTGACATATTTGCTGCTTCATCAGTAGATTGTCCCATTGCAGTACCCATATCACCAAATAATGATGCCATATCAAGAGCAGAACCGGAAGCAATACCAAACTTATCAAGTGTAGTTTTGCTCCAATCCTCAACACCTTTAGCATTATCTTTAAATGCAACTTCAACTTTATTAGTACTTTCTATAAAGTCACTTCCTAAATTAAAAGCAGCTGTGCCTAATGCACCAATAGCAATTGTAGCCGGAGTCATTTTCCCTGCTACATTTCCAGCAGTATCTCCTATTTTTCTAGATGTTTCGGAGATTTTACCCAAAGTAGTATTGCATGTAGAAGCTTGCTTTTCTAATCTTTTGAGTTCTTCTTCTGTTTTAATTACTTCTCTTTGTAAAGATCTATACTGTTCTTCTCCAATTTTACCATTGCTAAATTGTTGCTCTACTTGTTTTTCAGCATCTTTAAGTGTTTCTAATTTGCCTTTAGTATTTGTAATACTTTCTGCTAACAAGGCTTGCTTTTGAGCTAATAAAGTAGTATTACTTGGATCAAACTTAAGTTGACTATTAACTTGTCTTAATTCACTCTGCAAATCTCTACTTGTTTTATTTACATCTTTAAGTGAATTTTGCAAAGGAGCTGTATTGCCTCCAATATCTATAGTTATTCCTTTTATATTATTAGCCATTAATTACCTCCTTCCTAGAAATAAAAAAATAATTAACTTACTAATTTTAAGTAAGTTAATTATTTTTCATTTTTTTTCTTAATGACTCCCTATCAGGATTAGTTTGTTCTATTCTCCAACAATTTTCTAAGTATTCTCTACCTTCATTAGTCTGCATTCTTTGATATATAACTGCATCTCTCAATAATAACCAAAAATCAAATACCTCTAGTTCATCTATCTCTTTAAATGTATATCTTGTATATTCAGATACTACTTTTTCTTCAATTGTATTTACACTATAATGTGTTTCCTCCTCATCATCTTGCGGATAATAAGGAATTTTTAGTTTGGGGAATTTTTACTCTTATTAAGCCATTCAAAATATGTTGTTAAAAGCTCATTCATTTGATCTAAATCTAATTCATCAATGAATTCATCTGGTACTTTAACTTTTGCTTTATTTTTATTTAAAATCATTTTTATAGCTTCTGTTAAATCATTAATAGCATCTTCTTCTCGTGATTTAGAAAGTGATGTTATTTTTTTTAATACTTTTAGTTTTGGTGGCTCTACTTCTACATTTATATATTTAATTGCATCATCTTCATCATTTGTTGCCTGTAATTTTACCCCAAAATATCTTTTGTTTACTGTACTTATATCAAACATCTATTTTCCTCCTAAACTATTGGAATTTCTTCTTCATATATAATTTTAGTACCTTCATCATCCATAGGTGCTGCTTTAAATTCTGCATCAACTACAGTTTCTTTATCTTTTAAGAACTTAAATGAGAAACCTGCTTGATTATTACCGACAATAGTAACCCTAATATCACCATCTGTTGCATCTTTATGCACAAATCTAATTATATATTGCTTTCCGTCTTGATTACTCAATCCACCTATTTTAACAGTTCTTTTTCCTGCTGCTTCTGTTACTCTTGCAGTTGCACATAACTTAGCAAGTGTTTTACCACACCATGTAAGTACACCACTTTTCATTGTTACTTCTTCTTCTGTAAGAATAGTCTTTTGTGCAAGGCCCAAATCATCAGTAACCTCGTAAAACTTTGGCTTATACTCTAATGTAGCTCCACCTTGAATTAATCCAAGCAAATTAGTTTCTGCTTCAAGTGTAGCATCATCTGGAATTGTTCCAGAAAACACACTTGTATACAATTTCCCACTACCTAAAACAATTTTTTCACCTGCTATTGACATTATTGTGTACCTCCTATTTTTTCATAAATATTAAAATCGTACACAGTTTGAAAGAATTTTTCACTATCAATCCATGTACGACTTCTTTTAAATTTTATTGACTTTTCATTTAATAAATTTTCTATGATATTTTCTTTTTCTTTATTGATACGCTCAGAATACATTTCAATGCTTATGTTTCTATCTACTAAGCAATTATTATTATCAGCTCCACTCATATTTACATCATCAGTAAATACTACGTATGGAAGTGCTGGAGGCTTAAAAAAACAATTCTCTGCCACTTTCATACCTGTAATTTCTAACCATGTTTTAATTTCCAGCATTGTTTATTGCCTCCTTTGCTAATTCCTCCATACGCTTTTGTGCCAATTCTTCACCATATTTTATATGTTTATATGATTTTGTTCTGCCACCATCTCTAAGCGCATGACCATTTTCTAATAAATGAGTTAATCTGTATTGTCCGTTCACTACATGCCATGTTTTTCTCTTATTATATCTATCTTCAAAAATTGTTTTAATCCTAAAAGCCTTTACATACTTACCTGTAGGTTGCTTAAAAATTACATATTTTTTTATTTCCTCATTAACTTCATTACCTACTATATCTACTGCTTTTTTTATATTATCTGTAATATCCTGCGTATAATTTTCTAACCCTTTAACAATTTCATTTGATAATTCATCTATATCTATATTGGCCCAAAGTCCCATTATATCACCTCAAACATTTCTAATTGTCTTAAAGTTAAATCTATACTTGGTGGATTGCTATCCTTAATATTTTGTGCAAGTTCAATATCATATTTCCCTAAATTGGGTATCTCTAAAATATCATGCATATCTATTCCTGGTAATTTAGGTATTCTTATAACTGCATTAGCTTGTACTTGAACTGCTTTTGCAGCAAAGTGTCTATTATAACCTAAAACTCTATTATCAAACCCCAAATTAGGATATTTAATATTTTTATTTCCCTCTTCATCTTCTGAATATATCTTACATACTCCATCTTTATAGCTTTGAAATTCAATATCCGTTTTAATTTTCATGGGATCACCACCTCTTCAACATAAGCATTTACTTGTGAATCAATATGCAAACTCATGAGCTCACTTGCAAAATTCTTCTCAAACATTTCTAAAGCTTGGCTATTAGCATACCTGCAATAATCAAGTAATAATGATTTTGGTAACTCTTCTACAGTGAAATCAAGAGACACGCCCGCAATAACTTGCAAACGTGCCTTTCCTCGATTTATAAAACCAGTTAGATTTTTATCTGTAGTTTCATCTACCCAAGTTATATGCAAATAATTTCTTACATCCTCTAGTAATGAATCTACCATTTATATCACCTCAATTAAGCTTGTTCTTTTGTTTTAACTACATTCGTAACAGATACTTTACAAGTTGCTGGTTGAATTCCACTTATATCTGCAAGTATGAAAGCATTATCGTCAAGAGCTCTTCCATTTCCATAAAGTTTTGTTAAGTATACTCTTTCATCATCTAAGAATCTGAATTCATCACTAAATTCTATTTTCCCACCGTTAGTTCCTGCACCAATACCCATAAAGTATTTATCAGCTAGTCCAAATATAGCTTCTCCTGGATCAACTGCAGCTGATTGTATAACTGTTGTTGGAAACGGAAAAACATCATGTGAATATGTTCCATCCATGCATCTGCAAGTTGTTGCTGGAAATACTTTTGTAAAATAATCTGTTGGATTAACGACTAAAAGAACATTGCTAACTTGTCTTGTTTTATCATTTGGGGCCTTAGCAAGCTTACCTAAAATTTCTCCATAAGTAATTGGTTCAAAATCAGAAACAGCTATAGCAGTTTTCTTTGGATATACTCCTCCAGTTACAGTCACACCATCTGCTACACTTCTGTTCATTCCTATTGGTTCATCTTTTCCAGTACCATTTATAATCGCAGTTTCAGTTGCTAATGCTATGGCTTCTGATAAAACTCCCCTAACATATGCATCTATCCAAGCAGGACCTACAACGATCATATCTTTTGAAATAGGCATAAATGCTGAAAGTTTACACATTGTTAAATCAATTTTGCCTATTGCCCCCTCAAGTTCTTCAGTAATTTTTGAATTTAATGGCCCCCATGTTGCAAGTTGAGTTCCTTGTTTATTAACAATTATTTTTGTTAATAAAGTAGTGTTAGTGAAATTAATAGCTGCAAGTAATGGATGTGCTGCTTTAATATCTGCTATTACATTATCTATAATTGTTTGTGGAAAAGCAGTTTCAATTGCTGTGAATGCTTGTTGTGGATTTGCTGAACTTATAGCTCCGATAATTCCTTGATAAAATTTATCTTCATTTACTGTAAGTTGATGAACTCCCCTCTTAGCAAGAATTGTATTATCTGTTGTTTGTTGATACGCCTTGAATTCTTCCATTACGTTCTGTTGAATAGCCTCTGCAAATGGTGTAAATGCTTGTGCTATTGCGTTTTCGTCTGTACTTTTGAAAGCTACCACCAAGTTATCTTTTAATTCTTGTAATATTAAGTCTTTTGATTTCATATTATTTTACCTCCAAATTTTTATTTTTGAATGCTGACATTAATTTTTCAGCATTGGTTTTTTGAGTTATTAAGTTTTCAGGTACTTCTATTCCTTTTTTAAACTGTTCTACTTCATGTTTCATTGCTAAATTAAATCTTTGCTTAGCCTCTGTAATTGTCTTATCTTCTTTCCCTGTTATTTCATCAGCTAATCCATATTGCAAACACTGTTCTGCATTGAGCCATGTTTGACCATCTAGCAATGCTTTAAGTGTATCTTCTGTTAATTTATCACCAGCTTTTGCAAGATAACTTGAACAACTAGCACTATCAATAACTTCAACATCATTAGCTGCTCTCCTAAGTTCTTCAGCATTTCCATAAGCACCCATTGAAGCATGATGCACCATCATTAATGTATTTGTTCCCATTACAACTTTATCTCCTGCCATAGCTATTACACTTGCTACAGAACATGCAAATCCATCAACATAAACTGTCTTTTGAGCTGTATGTCTTTTAAGTTGGTTGTAAATTCCTAATCCTTCTTTAACGCTTCCACCATAACTATTAATATAAATATTAATTGCCTTAACATCCTTAGCAACTTCAAGTTGACTTTGTATATATTTTGCAGATGTTTGACTTTCAATAACTTCATCAGTCCACCAATTAACACTATCCCCCTGAACATCATCATAAATATATAAATCGAGTGAATTAGTTTCAGCCATTTGTTTTATTAAAAAATTAGTTTTCATATATTCTCACCTCCCTTCAAGTCTTTACCTAATGTTTCTATCTTCTCGTAATTTTTTGTAATGTAATGCTGATTAGCCCACTCTTCATCAATTTCAGTATCTCCACATTTTACTCTTAGATTGTTTATACTATATCCACCACTGGCTATTAGCTTATCAAATGCTTCTGATATACTAAATAAATCAATATGCTTAATGCACGTAGTATCAATTTTTAAACATGATCCACTTATATATGCAGCCTTACCATATCTTTTTCTATTAGCTTCTTCACTCAACATATCGCAAATTGGATCAATACAAAAAGTTAAAAAATTATTTGTGATGTTGCTTATATCTGCAATATCCCCTCTTAGTAAAGCTGGTGGAATTTTAAAAGATTGGGCCACTCTTTCAAATATTTCTTTTGTTAATGATGCTATGTCAGAAATTTCACTTGTAGATTTTTTACCAGCTTCACCACTTTGCTCATCATATTTATAACCTTTTTCCAATGGAAGAACTGCATTCTCAGCTTCAAAATATCTTTTAAATCTGTTATTCATTAGATCTTCAAATTTATTTTGAAAATCTTTATTTCCACTTGCTGTTGCATCTATATCTAAAATACCTTTTCTACCACCACTACGTTTATATTTATTGATAGACATATTTAAAATATTGCTATAGCCTTTTATCAAGTCAGATAATAGTTTTCTAATTTCGTTATTCCCTAGTTTAAAATACATTACCTCACTCATTTTAAAGCTTTTATCAAATGACATTGTTCCTCTAGTTACATTAGTAAAATAGTTTTCTACTACTGCGAATTCATTTTGATAAAAACTATCTGCAATTATTAATTGTCCATTTATATCTAATACAAGGCATTCATTGTTATAGAGTAAATTAGTCACAAGCTCCTGGATAAATTGACTTGAATTTTGATTTTTATTAGGTTCTACATTCCATAGATAAAATTCATCTGCTTTAATTTCAATCCCCTTTGAATATGTTTTGAAATCACACTTGCTTATTGAATTTGCTATCAAGTCAATTGCAGCAGCTATTGCAAATATTTCTATTTGTAATTGTTGCTCTTGGCTCGTTATTTGATTTTGAGTTAGCCTTATAGTGTTTTGATCTACACCAAAGAAACTTGATATCCATTCAGTAAATTTCAATTTCTCACCTCCCTTCAGGGCATAATAAAAAGCCTTATTTCTAAGACTTAGTTTTTTACTATCTTTTATATTTTTCTCACTAATATGTGTAAACTCCAAAATCAATATCTATAACTTCACCACTATCTTCTAATTCAGTTCCTCCCGCACACATAGCAGCTATAAATGCCATAAATCCATCTGTCTTTCTTGACTTAGGTTCTATTTTCCCAAAACTATAATTATCATGTACTTCTTTTTTTAAACAAGCATTATTTGTATACCATCTCATTAAAGGATTATCTCCCCATACAATATTGTGATTGGTGAATTCACTATTTATTATTGGATATATGAGCATTTGATTGCTTGGTCGTGTAAGTTTGATGTTATTAGCTCCATTCTTATCAGTATCAAAACCTACTGCTTTTAAAGCTTTTGCAAGTAATGTATATCTGTAATTATCCATTCCTAAAATAGTTAGATTATACTTTTCAGCCTGTTCAGCTAACCATAGTGCAGGTATATCTGGTGATATTTCTACTCCTTTTACAAAAGTTAATAATCCAGCATCTTCCCATTCTTTTAAAGGTGCTTTTATCCTCCCTAAATCATTACATTTTTCACATACCCATGTATGGGATAACCAATAATATTTAGCTTTAAACTTAAATAACATTCCTGCACTTACAAAGTCAGTTGTTTTTGCATAGTCAATTCCCACAGTGCAAGTACATCCTTCAAGATTTGGAATTTCTTGATTAGTAGCTGATATATTTTCCCACGAAGTGACTTCAACATCTTTATTCCCCTTTGGAATATTCATTCTTTTAGTCATGAATGAAGAGTTACTAATAGGATCTTCTTTATAATCAATATATTCCCTTTGCATTGTTGCAAAAAGTTCTGGAAAGTAATGCAATGATGGGTTTGCTTTATCCCACATCTTAGGATTATCAACTTCTTTTTCATCATCAAGTTTACTTATAAAAGGCAACATACCATTATCATATATAACACCTTTTAATATTTGTTCTGCTCTTGCTATCATTTTATCTAGTGGGCCATCTCTAACATCACCATTCGTAGTAGTAATTGTAGTTCTTGGATTTTTCTTTTTACCAAGCCCAGTTTTAAAAACTTGAATACTCTTATAATCTTCATATTGATGGTATTCATCAAAATCAACTTTACCTGGTCTACCTCCATCTTTTGTTTTTGCATTAGAAGTTCTAAATCTTAATTTTGATTTGGTCTTAATGTTTTGTATAAGCTCTTTAGTCCAAGTAAAATGATTTTTTAATTTTTTCTCGTTTTCTTCTAGTACATTATATACATCATCAAAAGATGTTTTAGCTTGATCCTCTGCATTAGCACATATATCAATATCATAATTTTTAACTTCATTATATTCACTAATAAGTGCAAAATCTTCAAAACTTAAATAACCATTCTTTCCAGCACCTCTACCAACTAATATAAATAGATCTGGCCATCTTAAAATACCAGGATTTGAATAAGTACAATTATGAAGAGTAAAACAAAATACTTCCCATTCTAATAATTCAAATGGAAAGTATTTTTGTAAACTCAAATATTTATGAAGTTGTGCTTCATCAACAAATATAGTTTCAGTTTTAAAGCAATTCTCAACATAATCACATAGTAGCAATTGTTCTTTACAAACTTCTATTTTCCCACTACGTACTAAATTAATGTAATTTTGTATTTCGGGTACTAACTTAGAGTTCATCATCAACATCACTTACTGTATTTTCAATTGTTAATCCTAATTGTTTAAGAATTGCTAGTTTCTGTTTATTATACATTAGTGCATTTTTAATTGATGGGTTCTCTTTATCCATTGGATATCCTGAAGCAGATTTCGATTTGTATGAATGGCCTCGAATTTTAATATCTTTTTGCATAGCCTTTTCCTGTTCAAAGTACCAAATGTAATCATCAATTAAACTTAGAAAATGTTCTACATCTGCATTTTTATTTTCTAGTTGCTTAATTAATGATTCCTTAATATTTTTTGCACTTGCCATAAATTTAATTCATCTCCTTTCAAATATTTTTTCCTCACACGCGCGATATTTCTGTTCTGTCTAC